GAATCCAGCGCCGTCGCAGGTGATGGGGACATCACACTAAATGACATTTGCGACAAAATGGACGATCTTTACGGATTCGGTGGATTTGAATATCCCATGGGCGGGACAATCGACCACGCCGGTGTCCTGACCAGCAATCACGAAGACGATGCCGACCTTTACCCCATCGCGCGCTTTGGGTTTGAAGGCCGCGTATTTTGTTACGTTTACGATTGCGGCATTGTCGCGGTGCGTGTCGGGCTGGACGGCCCTTACCGGATTGCGAGGTTTGACTAATGACCGCAACCACCGATCAGACCGCGCAACAGACCACCGCGCAACGCGCAAAATTCAAAATTGAGTTTGGCCTGATGCTCAACATGGCGGGCCGGACCGATGACGCCCGGCAGTCGATCCAACAGGCGCTTGACCTGCTGGATCAGTTGATAGCGGAGGGTAATTGATGGTCCGCCTCAACAGAGCGCAGCGGGCGGCGCTTCACCGCGTGTGGTCCCGTGATCCGCAAGGCCAGACTTATCGGCAATTACGCGCGACTGTGCAGCCGGGTTATGATTGCGTGATGGTCCGCTGGTGCGGGATGTGGCTGGGTATTGAGCCGGACGGTTACACTCACAGTTGACCGGCCAAAAACAGTTAAACTTTCCGCCGCGGCCCGCCCGCCCCGGCCCTGAAACCTACCGCCGCCGCCCCCGAAACAGGGGCGGCGGTTTACTTTTTGCAATATTATATGTGATCGCATATGATCGCATCCGCGGCGGGCAAGCCGCGCAACGCCGGGCATGGTGCCCGGCCCAACTACGGAGAACGACATGAACACCAAAGACCTAGACGCGCCGCGCCCTGCACCGGACCACCGGGACGAATGGGCGGTCGCCGAACTGTCGCGGAAGTTAGAGAGCCGCGAAGACGAGCTGGCCAGCATCCGCGCCCAGCGCGACGACGCCGCCGCCGCCATGCTGGCGGTTCTGCGCCCCGAGCTGGAGCGCATGGTAGAGACGATCGTTGTGCACGGCGGGACAGTCGAAAACATTCGGTTGCGATTAGAAGACCTCGAGGTCGAGACCCGCGACCTTTCTCTGACGATACGGCAAGAGGTGCGCGAAATGATCGCGGACGGCGACATCACCGTCAGCGTGGACGTGATGTAGCTCCGCCGCAAACTCCGAAGACATCGGGCCGCCCAATCGGGCGGCCCTTTTTTGTGCCCGTCATCGGCCGCCCCGGTCCGCCAGTCCGACATCCCCGGTCCGCCGGGCCGACATCCGCCGGGCCGACATCCGCCGGGCCGCCGATCCCCGGTCCGCCAGTCCGACATCCCCGGGCCGCCGATCCCCGGGCCGCCGATCCCCGGGCCGCCAGTCCGACATCCGCCGGTCCGCCGGGCCGACATCCCCCAGGCAGCGGATCCGATCCCCGGGCCAACATCCCCCAGGCATCGGATCCGATGCCCGGGTCCCCGGGGCCCCGGGATATCGGGTCAGATGACCCGCCAGTGATCCGTTCGCCGCGATCCGCGGCAGGCGCCCCGGGCCCCGAGGAACGGGGGCTAGTGCTATGTTTCTCGCAAATAATTACGTAGTTTTTTGAACGAGCGTTAACTGTTATATATTTTCGGTTAAAATCGCATACATTTGGTGCTATTGAGGTCGGCATTAGCTGTCTTTTGGAGGTTTCATGGAAAAAGAGCTATCGGAGGAGCAGCAGGCTACTCTTCGCCGTTACATTGACGAGCACGAGGAGGCTCTGAGGCATTATCGCGAGCTCGCTTCTCGTCTGTCGGTGGAGTATCAAACTTTGCGTCGGCTTGAGCTGGCAAGCGAGCGGTTGCGCGCGTACCGCGAGACGCTTTGAAAATTGTTTCACGTGAAACATTTGCACGTTTTACATGTAAAAGATTAGTTAGGGACCCCTATGAGTGCAGCGTCAAATCCATCCTTAGATGAAAAGAAGTTGAAGCTTGAACTTCGACTTGCGCAGATCGAAAAGAACGAGAGATGTCGGGATGATTTTTTAACTTTCGTGAAGTCCGTTTGGCCAGACTTCATCGCGGGCCGTCATCACAGGATCATTGCTGAGAAGCTTGAGCGCGTGGCCCGTGGTGAGTTGAAGCGTTTGATTATCAACATGGCTCCGCGGCACACGAAGTCTGAGTTTGCGTCTTATTTGTTTCCTGCGTGGTTCATGGGCCGTGATCCGAAGAAGAAGATCATTCAGGCGACACACACGACTGAGTTGGCGGTAAATTTTGGTCGTAAGACGAAGAATTTGATTGAGAGTGATGATTTCAAGGAGGTTTTTCCGGGTGTTGGTCTTGCGGCGGACAGCAAGGCGAGTGGTCGTTGGGATACGAACAAGGGTGGCATGTATTATGCTGTTGGTGTTGGGAGCAACTTGGCGGGTCGCGGTGGTGATTTAGTTATTATTGACGATCCTCATTCGGAGCAGACGGCGATGTCTAGTTCTGGTTTTGACGACGCTTGGGATTGGTACACGGGTGGTCCTCGTCAGCGTCTTCAGCCGGGTGGTTCGATAGTTTTGGTTCAGACTCGTTGGTCTGAGAAGGACATGACGGGTCAGTTATTGCGCGCGATGGCTAAGGACCCGTTAGCGGATCAGTGGGAGGTTGTTGAGTTACCGGCTATTTTTGATGATGGGACTCCGTGTTGGCCGGAGTTTTGGAGTTTGGAAGATTTGACTGCGGTCCGCGCGTCTATTCCTCAGAGCAAGTGGAACGCGCAGTATCAGCAGAATCCTACGGGTGAAGAGAGTGCGATAATCAAGCGTGAGTGGTGGCGTTGTTGGGACAGGGATCGTGTTCCTCAGTTAGAGTATGTGATTCAGAGTTACGATACGGCGTTTTCGAAGCGTGAGACGGCGGACTATTCGGCGATTACGACGTGGGGTGTATTTTATCCGAACGAGGGTGGTTCGGGTCCGAATTTGATTTTGTTGGACAGTAAGAAGGGTCGTTGGGATTTTCCTGAGTTGAAGCAGGTTGCTTTGGACAGTTACCAGTTTTGGGAGCCTGACACGGTTATTGTTGAGGCTAAGGCGAGTGGTTTGCCTTTGACGCATGAGTTGCGGAACATGGGGATACCTGTTGTGAACTTTACTCCGAGTCGTGGTAACGATAAGGTTTCGCGCGTACACAGTGTTTCGCCTTTGTTTGAGGCGGGTATGGTATGGGCTCCGGACGAGACGTGGTCTGACGAGTTGATTGAGGAGGTTGCGGCTTTTCCGAACGGGGAGCATGACGACTTAGTCGATAGTATGACGCAGGCTCTTATGCGTTATCGTCAAGGAAACTTTGTTCAGCTTCCGACAGATGACTGGGAAGACGACACGAACCATGCTAAGGTTGTTGCCTACTATTAGTCCAGAAGGGCGGTTGAATGTACAAGTCTGTTGTTAACTTGGGTGCGGCGGGCCCTGCTGCGGTGAGTTACATGCAGGAAGGCGGTGCTGTGGCGGATTACATGGCTGCTCCTGATCTACGGGCCGTGGCCCCCGGTTCAGCGCCTGCTTACTTGGAATACATGCCGCAGGAAGTTTCGCAGGAGATGCCCGAAGAACAGGGCATAATGAGTTTCTTTTATGACAAGTTTCTTGGCGAAGGTGATCTGACGAAGGGTCTTCGCGACAGTGCTCGTGTTGGCGGTTCGCGGACCGCGGCTTTATACGGCTCGTCACCTAGTTTTATGCAGACGTTGATTGAGGATTATGACTATCCGGCGGTGTTTGATGAAGAGATGGGTCGGGCGGTTATTCCGACGGATTATGACTATCCGGAGAGTATTCGCATGGCGCGTCCCGAGGGCCGTCGTGATCTTCCGACGTATCCTGAGCTAGAGGATGCGCGGGCTCACATGTTGGGTTCTGCGCTGATGGCGAAGAAGTATGGCGTCGAAACGGCGGAGGATGTTGGGACGTGTTCGGAGTTTATTGATCGTTTTGCGCCGGTGCCGATTGGTGGTGGTCAGAACAAACGTGACGTTGCCATGGATGAGCGAAACAACGCGGTTGGCCGTCAGATATTCATGAAGGCGGGCATGGACGCGACGCCGGAAGAGTTGACACGGCGGGTTGACGCTGAGATTTTCAACCAGTTGAATACGATTATGGGTCGGACACCGGAGCAGCAGTTCACTCCTGCGCCGTCCCAGTCCCGCGCCCCACGGAACTTTGAGTCTCCGGAAACGGGTCCTGATGTTTACTTCCCCCGCAATGAAGAGGGGTTTTTCGATACGACGCGTGGGGTACTAGGCATATCGCCACGTCAGTACCGAAATTATCTGTAGTCGTATCAGGGAGAGTTAGATGGCCGAACCACGTAACGGATACAAAAGCAGCTTGATGGACAGGAATGTTCCTTCTCAGTTGTTGGAAGAGGATTTATCTGCCGAGATAGAGCTTGAACTCCCGGGTTCCTCGGAGGACGTCGTGAGGGGCGAGTTTGAGGTTGATAACGTTGGCGAGATTGAGATTAGCCCGACTGAGGACGGCGGCGTTGAGGTTGACTTTGAGCCGCAAGATCAGCGTGGTGATAACGATGACTTTTATGCGAACTTGGCAGAAGAGATGCCGGATCGCGAGCTGGGTCGGATTTCTGGCGAGTTGTTGGGCGAGTATGACGCAAACAAGGCAAGCCGTCAGGATTGGGAAGACGCTTACAAGGATGGTCTGGAGCTTCTGGGCTTTACTTACGAAGAGCGGACGCAGCCTTTCCGTGGAGCCACTGGCGTAACCCATCCTTTGCTGGCGGAAGCTGCCACGCAATTCCAAGCTCAGGCGTTTAACGAGCTCCTACCTCCTTCGGGGCCCGTCCGCACCACGGTTATGGGTTCTGAAACCAATGCGAAGGTTGCGCAAGCGCAGCGCGTAAAGACCTTTATGAACTACTACATCACGACTGTGATGGAAGAATACACGCCAGATATGGACCAGATGCTGTGCTAT